GTTAAGATGGTTTGGCCCGAGTTTATTCAAGGACATCACCATAAGGTCTATGCTGAGAAGCTGGACCGTGTCGCAAGGGGCGAGTTGAAGCGATTAATCGTAAATATGCCCCCAAGGCACACAAAATCGGAATTTGCGTCGCATTTATTCCCCGCATACTTTATGGGTAGAAATCCGAAGGCAAAACTGATACAAACGACCCATACGGGTGAATTATCAATCCGTTTTGGACGAAAAACAAAAAACCTACTGGAGTCCCCAGAATATGCTGAAATCTTTCCTGGAGTGCATTTGGCGGCCGATTCAAAGGCTGCTGGCCGTTGGGAGTCGAATCATGGCGGTGAGTATTTTGCTGCTGGTGTTGGTGGCGCTATTACTGGTCGTGGTGCCGATTTACTTGTTATCGATGATCCTCATTCAGAACAAGATGCTCTCTCACCTACTGTTTTGGATGGTCATTATGAGTGGTACACTTCTGGCCCTCGTCAGCGTTTACAACCTGGTGGCGCAATAGTCCTAGTCATGACGCGGTGGTCCGTGAAGGACCTTACGAGCCGCTTGCTCCAGGCCCAGGCTAAGGAACCAATGGCGGACCAGTGGGAGATTGTTGAATTTCCTGCCGTCATTAATGACAAGCCGATGTGGGGAAACTTCTGGAACATGAAGGACCTTGATAAGGTAAAGGCGTCCATTCCCGTTTCCAAGTGGAATGCGCAGTGGATGCAGGCGCCAACCTCCGAGGAGGGTGCGCTCATAAAGCGTGAGTGGTGGAAGAAGTGGGAGCCGGAAAAGGTCCCCGAGCTGCAGTACATCATCCAGTCCTATGACACCGCTTTTAGTAAAAAAGAAACAGCCGATTATTCGGCGATCACGACGTGGGGAATATTCAAGCCGAATGACGATACCCCGCAGAACATCATCCTTTTGGACGCGAAGCGTGGGCGGTGGAACTTTCCCGAACTGAAGGAGATGGCCAAGAAGGAATATAAGTACTGGGAGCCGGAGGTTGTATTGATCGAGGCCAAGGCTAGTGGACTTCCGCTGACGCACGAGTTGCAGAAGGCAGGAATCCCCGTAATTAACTTTACACCGAGCAAAGGAAATGATAAACATTCAAGGGTGAATAGCGCATTCCCTTTTGGCGATCACGACGATTACGTGGACAGCATGACACAGGCGCTAATGCGCTACCGTCAAGGCTACTACGTGGAACTGAAGGACGACTTCAAGGATGAACCAACGAATGGCGGAAAAAGAGAATATTATTGAGGATTTAAATGTCCTACTGGAACAGGGGGATGACTCTAAAAATTTATGGCCCAATATTGGAGGCCATGGCATAGATTGGAGCATGCCCGATAAGGAAGATTGGGAATTTCTAAAAGACGCTGGAAGATTCTGGGGTGCACTTCCCACAGAGACGGCTGGAATTTTAAAGAATTTCATAGACCGTGGACAAGGAGTAAGCCCTCTTCTTGGCGCATTGTCCTTTTACGCCAGCACGTTCGGAAAGCCAAAAGAAGGAGAAATAACGGTTCCTTTTGATCAGATTCAGTCTGACGAGAAATTGGCGACATATCTTGAGAATATGCAGGTAAGTCACTCGCGAAACAATGCGGACGAAATAAAGAATCGTGAGGATGAATGGTATGCTCATTACGATAATTTACTTGAAAAATATGATCTTAAAGGAGATGATGTAGAATATTTGCAGAGTGAGTTGAATGATAGGATGAGTGTTGAAGAGCGAACAAAACTTGTTGATCTAGGAAACGCTTATGATGCTGAACTTCTTCCTTTTCAGGTTAATGATGAAAATTATGATCAAATTCCTGAATCAATAACCTTCAAGGATGAATTGTTCAGTGATACTCCAATGGAGCCTAATGTACACTTCATTAATAAGGACACAATTTCGTTTCCTTACCTAGGAGACATAAAATTTAATGAGAATGAAGAGGGTAAATTCACAATGCAGTATCCTTCCGTCTTCAAGCCCCTCGACCAACCGGGCATTGAAGGACTGCTTGATAAAACTCCAGTAATAGGAGATGCACTGCAAAAGTGGCAGGAATTTGTGACGCCGGAATACAGTCCTGAGCCTGAACTGTTCAGGAAGCCAGGATGGGTTTATGGAGGAATGGGACCACTGGCGCTTAGCGCAATAGGTCCTTTGGTATGGAAAGGGGCAAAATGGGCGGCACCATATGCCGCTAAAGCTTCTAGGGTTAACCCTTATATCGCAGGAATAACAACGGCTCTTACAGCAGGAAAGGCGGAAGCGCCAACTCTTGAAGGAACGAAATATGAGAATATGAGAGGAGGGCCTGGATTAATATGGGATGGAACCAAGTTAGTTGAGGTTGAAAATTAATGGGTATTGTACCACACGTTCCTAAAGTAAAAAAAGTTCCTGACTGGGTCACTGATATATTTGGAATAAAGGGCAAGGATGATGTAGTTCCGAGCGTACGTCCACCCGAAAAGCCCACAGTGGATATCACTGAGACAACGAAATTTTTTGCCAAACCAGATGATACAAAACCAACTATCCCTTTGGGAGAGACTGTCGAATCCCTTCGACCCACAATGACACAGTACCAAAATAAGGTGGATTATGTTACCAATTTATTTTCTGAAGGAAAAATAAATACCATTGATGACTATGATAATTTGATAACTTCATTTATGGATAAAAAGTTATTTAAGGAACATAATCTTGGTCCGGCTCATCCTAATCTTGAAACTGCCAGAGGAAGAGTTCGAAAAGTCATAAACAAAATGGTGAGTACAGCAAAAGATGATGAGGTAGATAAAGCAAAGTCTTATTTAAGTCAGTGGGATGAACTTGCTAACCAGTCATTAGCAAGAGCCGGCGAAAAAGGAAAAGAAACGATTAATATATCTCTGTTCGATATCTACACCAATAAATTAAAAGCAATTAAAACTGATGTGGAAGGAGACAAACAACTTTCTCTTTATGATGCCATGCTGAAGCAGGTGGCGCTTCCGACAGGAACTGATAAATCCAATCTTTATACTTTAAAAAATCTTTCATGGAACAAGTGGAAGGATCAGCTGAGAACAGGGACAAAGGAGCAGCAAGAACTGTATAATTATTTTAAGAAGGATATGGGACCTCGAGATCAAAAAGTTTTATTGGATGATTCAAGACTTACGGGAACAGATTATGGGTATAAGAGAAATTTTACTAAAAAATATACACCCGATCAGTGGGCCACCCTAAAGAATGCAAAAATCAAGGAAGTTTTTGGTATAGATTCTAGCACTGGAAAAGGGGTATTGACTGCATTACATAGATTAGGAAAAACTACTGGATTCGGGAATGTTGCTCAAATTCAAAAACTTCTTAGCAAATATGAGATGATTCCCCCTAAGTTCATGAATGAAGTTGCACGACCAACATACATTGGAACAAAAAAGATGAATGATCTTCAAAGGGGCATTGAACTCGGACCGGGAAAAGGAGGTCAAGGATTGATTGATATCCTCGTTGAAAAGTATAAGCTTATGGGATATAATTTCAAGAAATTTGATGACGTCCCAGGAGGAGAATGGTATCCACCACCTGGAATGGCAAAACCTGCAACGGATAATGTTGATGAAATTAAAAGATTAACATCTAAGATTACAAAATTAAGCCAGGAGTTAAAAAAAGGGGGAATGGAAACTGTTTTCTATGACCCTTCAAAAGATCGCTTGGTTTATTTTGGAAAAATTGATCCTAACCTTTCAACATTTTATAAGGAATGGAAAGTGGGTAAGAGAAATGAAGGTGGACTTGTACGTCCACACATGGCATTCGGAGGAGATATGGCGCAATTTACGGAAATGGAATCGGTCGTACCGGACCTTAACCCCGCTGAAGCGGGAATGGAGGATTATGTTCAAATGGCCCAGCTAAAATTCAGGAACCCTTTCAAGCCAAGAAAACCCCCTGAAATACTTTCAGACGTTTCTTCATCATTGAAAATAACTGATAAGACAAAAGGGGAGGCAAAAGTAGAGGGAACGATCAAGACGGAAGGCCAAACTCCTATTTTTCACCTGAAATCCGACCTGGAAATAGCAAATGCGGTGCAGGATAAGATGACCCCGCAGCAATGGTGGGGTTATTTAGGCAAAAGAGGCGTTTCACCGACGGAAATGCATGAATTTGGTCTTGGAAATCTTCTAAAAAACATTGGTGGATTTGATGAGGGCACCAAAAAGTGGAAAAATAACGTTCCAATCACTAAAGCGGACCTAATTTCGCAATACAAGATCAATAAACCCATAATTAGCTATAAAATCCAGCAAATGGAGCCTTTTGAGAAGGGTTGGATAGATTTTCAGTCATTTTTGACGGGACAAAGAAGCGGTGGATCTGGTTATTTGGGTGACCTTCCTGCCGGTGCTCGTGAATTCGAGGAAATGAGGCGACTGAGGAACAAACCGCAGGATTTAACTGGGGACTATCTTCGATCAAGCATTCTAAAGTTTGCACGGGAGATTTCGGATCGGACGGGACGCGATATCAAGGGTGCGTGGCCTGAACTTGAACCTCAGATCACGGCTACCATTAACAGGATCATAAAGGATGCTTACGGAATTGAAAACGTCATTGAGAATGGTTTCGGGAACATCAAGGTTCCGTTCTACACGCAGAACGTTGTTAACCGATTCAGCCGTTTGAAAAAGGGAGAAGGGTTCTATATGGGCAAGAAAGGCGTTGGGCACGAGGGTGCGCAGTTCCTGGAAGGTGGAACTGGGTACATAGAGATTCCGTTCACCTACAATCCCAATCCAAAAGGTGCGAGGGCCAATGAGCCACGTTTCACGTTTGGAGAGGGTCATTTCACGAACAAAACAGGAAACAACCCCGTATTCTGGCTGCGTGCCTCCGAGCGCGTGGATGAACGAGGAAAGAGGGTCTTTCTCATCGAGGAGATTCAATCCGACATGCACCAGAAGCCGAAGCAGAAGCCGGATACGTTCAAGTATGCCCAAAGGCACGATGAACCGGAGTTCATAAAGAAGACTTTTTCATTAGACCAAGTGAAAAAATTAAAAGATGATTTGGGGAAAGTATCGGACCAGATTGACAAGGTTACAGGACACACGGATCCATCGGCAGTGACAATCATGGAAAGACTGAAAGTAAAGCGAGAAGCTTTGCGTAATCAAATCAGGGAAGCGGAAAGAATGATAATGGATGCACAGGATCCGAAAAAAGATGAAATCTTCCCAGAAGGACCCTGGAAGAAATCGGAGAATCAGGTGAAGATCGCAATCAAGACACTAATAAACCTTGCAACGCAGGAAGGATTTGATAGTGTAGCAATAATCACCGGAAAGGCGAAGAATTACGCAGTAAGTGCGGATGAGGCTATCGCGAAAGGGAACCGTGGGTTCTATGACGGAATCGCTCCGTCAGCCATGAAGAACGTGGCAAAGAATTTAGGACTTGAATTTTCCTCTACAAACATTAAAGATGGTAAGGGAAATACATGGGCGAAGATTCCAATAATTAACTTAAAGAAAGAACCAATTACAACATCAGTGGACATGTACAAGGCGGAGGGTGGTTATATTTATAGACCTTCTTTTGTTGATGTTGTTCCAGTTTTATGATAGGATAGTACAATGGCACCAAAAACAAGACCCATACCAAGCAGCACCATAGAAAAAGCAATTGACGCACTGGCGAATGCCGGCGTTGAAGTTGGAGAAAATGAAGTAGCTACGGACGTTCAGATCCCAGAAAGAGAGGATCTATTTGAGCCGGATGTTGATATTGCGGAACTTCCAGACGGAGGGGCCGATGTTAATTTTGATCCCAACGCGCCAATAGACCAATCACAAATTCCTTTCAACGGCAATCTTGCGGAGTATATTGAGGAGAATGATCTTCAAATATTATCCAATAAATTAATAGCATCGTACGAATCCGATAAGATGTCCCGTAAGGACTGGGAAGATACGTATATAAAAGGATTGGATATGCTTGGATTTAAGTATGAGACCCGCACGCAACCTTTCGAGGGTGCGGCCGGCGTTGTTCATCCGTTACTTGCAGAATCAGTAACACAATTCCAGGCGCAAGCTTATAAGGAATTACTTCCTCCTGCAGGACCAGTTAACACGGAAGTTGTCGGCGAGATTACTCCAGAAGTGGAAGAACAGGCAAAGCGTGTCAAGGACTATATGAATTATATGATTACGCACGTGATGAAGGAATATGATCCGGATATGGATCAATTATTATTCTATCTTCCTTTATCAGGTTCGGCATTCAAGAAAACTTATTATGATGGACTTTTGCAGCGTCCAGTTTCAAAATTTATTACAGGTGAAGATTGTGTTGTTAATTATATGGCTTCATCTTTGGAAGATGCACATCGAATTACGCATGTTACCAAAATGGATGAGAATGAATTAAGAAAGCAACAGGTTAGTGGATTCTATCGTGATATTCCAGTTGCTACAGGAACTGTGAATACTCTTGATCAAGTGACAGAGAAGGTAGATAAATTACAGGGTGTAAGTGATGTTATACCACAGGGTGATAACGAACACTTTGTTTTAGAAATGCATGTTACTGCTGATGTACCAGGATTCGAGGATCCAGACGGAATTAAACTTCCTTATATTATTTCTATTGACCAATTTTCTACGAAGATTCTTTCCATTAAAAGAAACTGGAAAGAACAGGATCCAGTAAAAAACAGAATTGATTATTTTACACACTATAAGTTCCTCCCAGGACTGGGGTTTTACGGCTTTGGTCTAATACACATGCTTGGAGGGTTATCGCGAACAGCAACAAGTGTTTTGCGGCAGTTAATTGATGCTGGTACACTCGCTAACCTTCCAGCAGGTTTCAAGGCACGTGGAATGCGTATACGCGATCATGACGAGCCATTGCAGCCAGGAGAATTTCGTGATGTTGATGTAACAGGAACTTCAATAAAAGAATCCTTATTACCATTGCCATACAAGGAACCTTCACAGGTTTTATTTGCGTTACTAGGATTCTGCGTTGACGCAGGAAAATCTTTTGCAGCAATCGCTGACATGAAGATGGGCGAAGGAAATGAGCAGAATCCAGTTGGAACAACACTTGCATTACTGGAACGCGGAACAAAAGTAATGAGTGCAATTCACAAGCGCTTGCACTATGCGCAAGGTGTTGAATTTAATTTATTAGCACGTTGTATTCAAATGTATCTTCCACCAGAATATCCTTATATGGTTAAAGGTGGAAATCGAATGATTAAGCAAAGTGATTTTGACGAGCGTGTTGATATATTACCAATTTCAAATCCAAATATTTTTTCCATGTCGCAACGCGTTATGCTGGCACAGCAACAATTGCAAATGGCAATTGCCAATCCAGCATTACATAATTTGCGTGAGGCATACAGAAGGGTCTATCAGGCGTTGGATGTGGATAACATTGACGGAATACTGAAACCTGATCCGGAACAACCACTGCCGATGAGTCCGGCGATGGAGAATTCATTGGCAATGAAAGGACAGAATCCAAAAGCGTTTCCTGATCAGAATCACAAGGCGCACATAGACACGCATGGTGAATTCATGTTCACGCGCATGGTGCAGATAAATCCACAACTTTACGCGATGATGGAAGCACATGTAATGGAGCATATTGCATTGATGGCTGCATTAGCGGTTCAAGAAGAAATGAAACAACAAATACAGCAAGTGGATCAGATGATGCAACAAGCACAGCAAAATCAACAGATGGCACAGCAAGCTGAACAGGCGAGCCAGCAACTTAAGACTCAAATGGAATCTAAAATTGCTGAACTGGAAGCAACCATGATTGCTCAAATGGCCAAAGAGGAACAAGAAAAAGCTGGTAATATGGAACAGGATCCATTAGTAAGATTAAAACAGCAAGAGATTGACCTTAAAGCGGCTGAAGTGGCAATGAAGGGCGAAGTTGAAGATAACAAGCTCATGGCCGATATTGGCATAGAGGCTGAGAAGATGGATCTTGAACGCGATAAGATAAAAAGCAAAACAGAAGAAACACTTGTAAAAGAAAGTTTTGGTGCTATAAAAGAAGATACTAAACAAACAATTGATGAGATTAGACAGAACATGGAGGATTTAAGGGAGAACAAAAAAATCCGAAGTTCCGAGAGAATTGCAGCAATGAAGGAGAAAATGAATGGACGCAAAAATAATCAAAATAAATGATGCTATGTCAGCAATTGAGAAAATTGCCAGAGGGCACATTAAAACCGATGATGATAAGTTATTGGTTGCAAGTGCGCTCATGGCTGTTACAAGAAATCTTTATGTTGAATCCGTCGGTGCAAGGGACACGGCGCATATATTTGCGACCATTGTAGACAGTTTTGATATGATGGAAGAAATGCTAGAGCAATACAAACCAACAATACACTAGGAGGGAAATATGAAGTTACTTAAAGACATATGGGCTTGGGTAAAAGAATGGAACGAATGGGGGATGAAGGACTGGATTAAAGCCGGCATCATTGTCATCGTTGTTCTATTTATACTTAAAGCTGTAATTATAGGTGGATAATGGCATATAAATCAACTTATGATCCGTACAGAGAAGCGGACTTAAGCAAACAATCCGCTCGAGGAAGATCTATTGCGAGGCGTGGCAGAGATATTAAAGAATTTAGAAAGTCTTTGCCATTCACTGGTGATCCTAAACATCCTCTTACATATCGACAAAAGGAATATACCTATAACCCAAGGTGGAGTGATGCAGACTCAGAGCAATTGAGAAAAAGACCTGGTGATGATGCTAAAAGAGGATGGTTTGGCGAGTTAGGACGGGACGCTTCAACTATGGCCAGGGATGTGACAGACCTACCAGTACTTCGTGAAGGTAAAACCATGGTAAAGGATCTTCTAATAGATCCTGTTAAGAAATATTTACCCTTCACATTGGGTGCTATCCAGAGAGGCCTTGGCTCTTTCGGGCAAAATCGGATACAGAATGCAGAAAATGAAAGAATACTAGGAGACGCCTATTCCGAAGACGTTCGGAAATCAATGATGAGCCCTTCCGATAGGGCATTCTATGAAAAATACATGCGACTTGCGGATTTAACTTCGGACAATGAAAAGGCGGAGAAATACCGTGAGACTGCAAAAACAGCATTAAGAAATGCACAGATAACAAGAAGAGTTAATTACGCCTTGGGAGATCAGCCCTTTGGTTATGACACGTCTGCGGAAGCAGGAGTGGCGGCATTTGGGGCAGATAAGCCTGTAGTGGATTATGGAACACTTTCCAGCAGGCTTCAAAGTGGGTTGGAAGGAACTAAAGGTGGAAGAGAATTTCTTTCCGATGTAATCCCTAAAGGAGAAGCATTAATGGATACAGGAATGATTGGCAATGCGGCAGCTAGAATAGCAGCAGCGCAAGACGCAGGAAAAGCAGGATTTTTCACACCGGAGATGATGGATGTTCCTGTGTTTGAATCAGCACTTCCTGACGCTATATCACTTGCAGACGCTTTTGACGAACCCTACGGGGAAGAATGGGATATTGATACTAGCCCATATAATCTTAATCCAGTGGTACCTATTAGTAGACAGGAAGGTTTAGATACTAGTAGAAGAGAAGAATTAATGATGAGCATGTATACAGACCCTGAGATGGGAGATCCACGATACAGAGAGGGACCAAATCCTTTTGTAACTCCTTATCTTCCAATGGAAGGACCGTCTCCAGTAGACCTCCCACCATATCTTTCAGAGAATACGGACTGGTGGACTCCAGAACCGGAAGAAAAGGAAATTATACCTAGAGGAGTTGAAGAATTAATCTACGACCAATACGGAGTTGATTCTCCAAAATTTCCAAGAGAATTTCCAAGAGAAAGGAGAGGGCCCAATACGCCACCTCCAGGATATGGACAACCACCTTGGTATAGTAGGGCGTGGGACTGGATTAAAGAAGGCGATTGGCCTCGTCATTAGGAATATATAATGCCAGGTGGATACGGAACAGAAGATACGGATTGGGGTTCAGCTGGAACCACAGCACCTAGTGGAGCATACTCAGGACCTCATGATATAGACGAAGGTCCTAATACGGTTGCAGATGCAGTAAATGCATTTCAATCAGCACCTCCTCAATTATCTTTTACCCCAGATTTACAGAATCAGGCTCAATCAGCAATTGCAGCACAAACCCCTCTTCCCACAGGTTATGAAGACGTATTTGATCCTTTTGATTTAGATCAGGACATGGCTACGGGTTTTGGCAGTGTCTTTGGCGCGAGTTCCGGTAGTACTGGATCAAGCCAGACAGTTCAAGATGCTTTAACCTTTATGATTGATCAGGAAGTTCAAAACATTATTAGCAACCAGACCAATGGAAATCCTAATACTTTTTATAATCCTACGTCTTCAGATATTAATACCGCTATTAATGCAGCTTATGCTAATTTTTATCCTGAAATAGATCAAATGACGCTAGAAGAATTTGTAGCGGGGGGAGGCACGGAAGCTGATTATACAGCTTCAATGGCGGCGATGAAACCTGGATATGCTAATCTTATGGGGTATGATCCTACGGAAGCAGGGCACACGACGATGGGTGATCAGTATTATAATAATTGGTTAAATTCTCAAAATTATGGTGGGGATTCAGGGAACGCATGGGATGACTGGTATGGTGGGGGACAATACGGAACGACTGGATCCCTATCAGACTTGGCGCGTCAGACGTGGTTTTCAGAATCATTAGCTGATGTGGAAAGACGGGAACAGGAAAGGATGGATGAAGGACTAGGGGTGGCAACTATGGCGGACATGGAGCAAATGTATGATAAAGAATTTGCAGCTCAGGCTAATCCACTTTATGATCCAGGATTTTCTTTAGCTGCGACACAAGAATTTGATCCAGGGGATATTTATGGTGACCTAAGACTTTGGCAGGAGGCGCAAAAAGCATAATGCTAGGACTTTTAACAGGATTACTCGGAGGGAAAGGCGGCGCACTTAAGACGATTTCCTCCGTGATTGACGATTTGCACACCAGTGAAGAGGAAAAGCTCGATAAGAAAATTCTCATGCAACGCATTAAACAGAAACTTGCGGAGAAACAGATTTCCGTAAATTTGAAAGAAGGACAACACAAATCTATTTTTGTTGCTGGCTGGAGGCCGATGATCGGTTGGACGGGGGCCTTTGCTCTAATTTTTGAGTTCATACTCTCCCCCTCAATTGAGTGGTACGCAAAGTTTTCAGGACTTGATCTAACGGCTCCTGAAATTCAGACTGGCCCATTGCTGGCCATTGTGACATCAATGCTTGGCGTGGCCGGGCTTAGAAGTTTCGAGAAAACTAAAGGCCTCACAAAATAATGCCTTTTAAGTCAGAGAAACAAAGAAGATATTTATGGGCGAAAGAACCTGCAAT